TGCAGTATCAGAATTTGCATCAAATCCTAATCCTGAAATCTGTCCTTGATTAGAACCAGCAGCAGCTAATGCTTGAATATAAAAACCATAAGTCTTGTTGTTCATGTAGAACCCAACTCCTGGTTTAGTAAGTATTCCAGAAATATCAGATGCAGCAGCATTATATACAGAAGCCATATCAGTTAAGATATCAGTAGCAGCTAAAGCATCACCGAAAGTAACTTCTGTAAAATCTTTACAAGCAGAAGCGTCAGCACCTGTTTCATCTTGTGTTCCGTCGTCAGACAAGAATCCTGTTCCGAAAGGTGAAGAACCTTGCCATATTCCGATTTCTAATTGAGCAGCAGCTTTTCCTGCAACAACTTGTAATAAGAAGTCAGAGAATGCTTGTGGTAAGTTTCCGTTTCTGTCCATTCCTTGACCCATCCAAGTTGGAAAGATAGTTCCTCGACATATTTCTTCGTTCACTTTTAAATCAGTCAAACTAAGCACTTGCTCAGAAGTTGAAGTATCGTTTCCACTTGAAAAACTACAAGCAGCAGCAACAATAGGGTTTGCACAAGCAATATTGTTGATAACCGCACTTTTTGTTAAACCATCTAATATTCTAACATAACCTTTAGCAACTGTGTCAGGACTTCTCAAGGCAGCAGTCACATAAGGCATCGCGTGGACTCCTGCATACGTATCACCGTTTACAGTAATGTCAAATTCGCGTCTTTTTGATAATTGAATTTTATTCGCCATTTTTAAATTTATTTATTGTTAATGTAATATGCTGTCCTTTCACTTGTAGACAGTTTTCCTAAATCAATAGTAGAATTAAAGTTATCGCCTTCAGGATTGTATTTTAAACCCTCTGTAGCTGGTTCACCACTTAATTCAACTATTTTCCCTTTAAGTTCTTCTATTTGCGTCATAAGCTCACCCATAACTTCAGAACTCATTTCTGTTTTATTATCTTCTTCAGATAATTCTTCAGCAGATGCTTCTACTTTATCAGCTTTTAAATCAGCTACAGCATCTTCTAAATTTTTGATTCTTTTTTCCATACCCGCCCAATCTTCTACAACAGCTTCGTCATCTTCAGCTAATTCTGTTTCTTCTTCAGTAGTTTCTTCAGATAGTTCTGCTGACGCTTCTTCTTTATTTTCTTCTTCTACTGATTCAGCTTCTTCGCCTAAATCTAAAATTTCAGAATTTTCGCCTATTGATAATTTATTTCCATTTTCCATAGTGTATGTTCCAGCCGTTAATGCTTCAGCTTCTCCTTCATCACCTACAGCAAATACTTTAGAACCGATCATAAATTGCTCATCTTCTGTAGCAACTACACGTCCGTCGTCTAATTTCATTTCTGCATAAAATTTTACAGAATAAGATTTTGGTTGATTTTTCATTTTTAAGATATTTAAGATTTTTTCTAGTGTACTCATAACATTAATAAATATAAGATTGTTAAAATTGTTTATTTCTTTAGCGACTTACAGTCCTGTTTTTGATAGCAGCACATACTTTTGCAGCTACTTCTTCATTGCCATATTCTTGCATCTGGTCTTTTATACATTGATTCCAAGAGTATTTTAACATTGCTTTACGTTTACCATAAGCAACGTATTCTAACATCTTGTATTTTCTTTTGCGTTTCTTGTTTCCTGCTTCAGTATATTCAGCTTCTCTTGTTGTTGCTGTAGCGTGGTCATCACAAGGCATATATAGTTTAACGCCGTCAACTAAATGAATGTGTGAACCCGAACAACCTTTAAACATTTCAGCGTATAATTCAGCTTCTTCTTTAGTTCTAAATAATGGCTCACCATCTAACGCACCGACAGGTTGTAATTCATTCTCTAAAATCACGTCTTTTATTTTACCCATCATTACTTCGTCAGGACAATCTAAACACACTTCATCTATTATATCTTTTTGTCTTGACGCTTCAATTAGTTTGTCAGTAAAATATCCTTCAATACTAAATCCTCTTACTTCTTTATTCTTTATTGATTCCCATATTTCAGGATTGTTTTCTGCACTGACTTGTACAAACCAAGTACCGACCGGTAAATTAAAACCATACATATTAGACTTATCATATTTCTTATCTTCTTTAATCCACGATTCTACAACAGTTAAACCCTCTACAGGCTCTTTGTGTTCAAGTGTGTGATTATTGTTGTTTAAACTAGACATAAATAGCTTCTGTGCGTGTTTAATCGTTTCTTTAGTAAAAAACACATCGTACTCTTCATTTGTGTCTTTGTCTAATCTTGGAATCTTTTTATCAGGTATTAAGATTGCACCGATTAATTGTCTTTGTTCTTCATCTACTTTTGCAAGTGATAAAAAATCATTATTAAAAAAAACGAAGTTTTCTTCTATCGCCGGAAATTTAACAACGCTGATCGCATCAACGCCAAAGAAGTCTGCTGTTTCGTCTATAATTAATTCTATTAGTTTTTTCTTTTTTTCTGCCATAACACTAATAAATATAAAACCAATCAAATCGTTTATTAATGTCCAAAAAAAAAGAGTGCCGAAGCACCCTTTATTATTTTTAATTATTATTATTTTAAAATTGATTAAAGTCTGATTCATATTTGTTTAATAGTCTATACTCTAAAAAATTCTCTACCATTAAATCAATATTTCTATAACTTGGAATCCAATTGTTAAAAGTTTTACCATTTGTAAATTTGTGCGAAGTATTACAAATAAAAGCTAATTGAGCTTCTGTAAATGCATATCCTTTTTTTGTTAACTCTTGTGATAGTAAAGTTTCTAATGTTCTATTTCTTGTAAAATAGCTTGGTAGTTTAGATATGCTTAATTTTTTCATAATTATTTCGTTTTGTTATAACAAATATATATTAAATTTTCTTTATACACAACAATATGCAAGAAAATGTTAAAAAAACTTTACTTTATTATGAATTAACAGATATAGACACTATTAAAAATAATGTAAAAAAATGTGAAAATATGCTATAAAGTAGCTTGTATGTCTAGTTCTTCTTGCAATGCTTGACTATCGCTAATATCAGTTTCTACTACATACGCTTGTACAGGCTGTATGCCATTTGCACCGCCAGGAATAATAGAATTCATATTAGGAATAAGATCACCACCAACACCGCCTAATTGTGCTGGTGCAGTAGATGTTGTTGCTTCAGCTACAGAACTATCGCCACCTTCACCATCACCTGCGTCAGTTGATAATATAGTTTTAACATTAGATAAACCTGTTGCTATTATACCTGCTGCACCTGCAAAACCTAAAATACCACCCTGTGCTAATGCTTTATTTGCACCAACATAAGTATCTCTAATTGCTTGTCCTATTGCTAATGCTTTACCTGCTTTAGTATCTTTTCCAACTAAATTAGCTATACTTTTCATTGCACCTGAAATAGCTTTTTCTCTAGCATCTTGTAATTTTTCTTCTTCTTTTAATTTAGCTTCATTAGTTTTTATTAATGCTTTTACTGCTTTACTGTCTAAATCTTGCGTCACTTTAAACCCTTTTTCTTTAGCTATTGCAAGTTGTTCTTCTAATGCTATTTGTTCTTTTATTGCGTCTGTTTTTTCCTTTTCTACTTTAGCTGTAAATACACCAACCTCAGCAGCTACTCTTTTTTGTCTTAATGTAGAACCTGTTTGTAATTCTATAAATCTTGCTCTTTCTTCTGCTAGTTTCTGTATATCTTCTTCACTTGACTTACCTAAGTCAATCATTGCCTGCATTGCGTTAACTTTCTTTTCTTGTATATCTAACTCTATTTGTGCTACTCTTTGTTCTTCTGCAACAGCATCTTTAAGTGCTTTTAATCTTTCTTCATTGCTCTTAGTATCATCTTCTGCCAATAATCTACTTTCTGCAATTTGTTTATTTGCTTTTGCTCTAATCATTAACATAGCCCGTTCTTCATCTCTAACGTCTTGCATTATTCCTGTTAATCTTGCAGCTTCATCACCTTCTTTCTTCATTTCTTCTGTAATCTCTTTAAACTTCTTTTTAAGATTTTCAGCAGCTTCACCTCTTGCCACCTCGTCCATTCCTGTTGCTAATGTTAAAAAACCGTCTTTAGCTTCAGCAGTACCCTCTTTAATTAAATCTAAATCACGTTTAAATACACCTTTTATAACTTTCCCTAATGCACCAAAACCATCTATAAGACCTTGTATTCTGTTTACAATATTTTCTTTTAATGCTGTCCACAAATCCTCTATAGCTTTTTTAGGGTTTGAAAATCCGTCCATTAATGCTATAAACAAAGGTTCAGCAGCATCTCTAACAACATCAAACATAGCAGACAGTTTAGCACCTATACGTTCAAATCTTCTTGCTGTTTCAATGTTTCCTGTAAACAAATCTTTTAATTTAACAAATGCAGCTATAATAAGACCAATACCCATTGCTTTCATAGCTACACCCATTCCTTTAAAACCACCTGCAAGACCTTTAGTTTTTTTTGTTGCTGTTTCAGCAGCACCACCTGTTTTACCTAAACTCTTATTAACACCGTCTACTTTCTTTTTAGAATCGCCTGTGTCTACTTTTACATTTACTGTTTTGTCTATCGCCATAGTATTCGTATTATTTGTTTAAACATTCTTTTAAAACTTGTATGGTGTTCTTGCATACCATAAACAAAATCTAATTCCTTTTCTTTATACTCTACTAATTGAATGTGGTCTATTAGTGGTATCATTGTTTGTGCTGTTGCTTCTATATATTGTCTTAATTCCATATTAAATAATCCCCGTTTTGTAATTCTATGTTTTGTGAATTTTGGAATATAGCCCAATTTTCAGCAAACCCTAAAGTCATATTATTAATTCTATTAACGTCAATTTCTGCTGACAGTTGCCATACTCTTTTAGTATCTGTTTGGCTATCGTCTAAACCAAATCTTAATACATCATTATGAATATCAATATGAAGCGTACACGTTGTTGGATTTGCACCCTCTCTAATACTAAATTCTTCTTGACCACCTGCTGTACTTAATTGTGTTGTTGTTCCTTTCACATTTTTAAATGCTGTATAATAAGCAAAGCCCTCTGTATATCCTAATGTGTATGTTGAACTTGTGCCACCAACAACTGTTGCTATTCCTTTAACGCGAATAATCATATTCACATTAGCTGGTATTCTTAATGGTGTGTTAAATTTGTCTGCTTCAGGATAAGCATAACCTCTTGTGTTAGCGTTTGTATTTCCTGATAATACAATTCTATGTGATTCGCCTTCTAATTGTGGTATATCTCTTTTTTTAGTAGCATATTTAATTACAATATCATCACCATATAACGGTAGCATTGGTTTACTATATTTACTATTATTAACACCTCTAACTAATGGCGTATTTAATCCACCTAATTTATTGTAAATAAGTGTTTTTAATTGTCCTCTATTTAATATGCTTTTAGGTGCGAATATGCTTTGTAGTTTAATAGGTAAACTTCCTGAGTTAGCCATACAAGGATATAAGCCGTTAGATGCTTGTGCTGTTTGATTCCACATAACCATTCCACCATAACAAATACAACATTCAGGATTCGCATAAGCACCAAGAAAATTAGGTGCTGTAGTATCAGGTGTACAACCCGCGTCGTCATCAGAACACCACAAATAAAATGTATCAGCTAATAAATTATTATCTAACGAAGTTGAAACCACATAATCACAACTATTACAATGTGCTTTAGTATCTAGTGATTTTATTAGCATTACTTTTGTTGACGCTTTAGCACCTACTTGATAATTGGATATTTTAAGTATTCGCCAATAACTATCCTTTATAAAAATCTCATCTGCAAAGCTAAAGGTAAATACATCTACTTCATTTAGATTTAAATAGCATTCCATTATACGTGCTTCGCTACTATAGATGTTGTCTAAATACTGTTGCCAGTATAAACCATATAAAGAGTTCTCAAACCAACTTCCCGTATTGCTGTCATAATTAAAGACAAGTAGATTGGGTACTATTGGCGGTGATGAGTTCCAATACAATGATTTAGTTGCTGTTGTTAGTTCAGAAATATTATCGCTTCCTGGTGATATGTCAAACGGTGAACAAACAGCATATGTTGTAAATGCAAACGCTTGTGCAGTCGTTGTTCCTGAATTATCATATACTCTGTGCAAGTGATAGGTTGCAGTTCCATTATTTACATCTTTTACTGTTGAAGCTGTACCGCCGTAAAAAAATAATTTTGGTTTTGTTTTAACAACCTTGCTTTCAACAATACCGTCTTTATCTTCGTAGCTTATTTCATATTGTGGCGAAAAATTAATTAAATAAGTTCCAAGCTGTGTGTTGCTACTTGCAAAAACTTGGCTATTTATAAAAGGTGAAAATATAGATTCATTCTTTAATTCGCCTTTAGCAAAATCATTATTAAAGTCATCTATTTTTAAATGTCCATATACATTTACAGCAGGAAATCTTTCTTTAAATTCTTTGTTATATAAATCTTCATCTTCTTGATCGCTTAAATGAATTGTTTTCTTTTGTATTTCTGTGGTGTCTTTTATAACAATTTCTTTATCT